TTAGCAAGAGCGTAGCCAGCATCATCAGTGTAGAACTTACGAAGAGAAGCCTGAGCCTGTACTTCGGTGATGTCTTCAATCAGACGTGAGTATTCGTAGTGTTTGTCGATAGTTACAACAACTTCAGTTTCAGTTGCAGCCTGCAGGGTAACCTGAGTAGATGCAGCTTTAGCAGAAGCAGCGCCACGAGTAGGTTTAGGGATGTGAATAGTATCACCCTTCTTACCTTTCATTGGCATCTTGTTAACAGCGTTAGCCATAACAAGGTTGTTTTTGTATGCTGCTACGATTTCGTCAGACCAGAGTTCTGGGATAAAAGTTGCAGCGGTGGTGTTAGTTACATGATTTGAGCCAAGAGCCATGATATATTACCTTCAATAAGTTAATTGACTTCCAGTCAGGAACGACCGTAGGTCATTTGACTCGCCCTTCTGAATACGCCAATGTTATTTCATCAGCAAGTTCCAAGTAGCGAGACGGATCGTTTTGCATTAAGTTTATAATGTCAGCACGACGATATACTTTACGAGATCGACCTTCACCGCTACCTTTACCTGAGCCTGTTGCTGCAGCTTTACGTTGACGTTTCAGTTCTTTCTCTTCAACTTCTTTAGTCTGTGTCACGATACGATTACGTTCCTTCCAAGTAGACAGCAGTTCATTGGCTGCATCAAAGTCATAGTTCTTGTCGGCACGATTGTATAGTTCCATCCTAACGTTAGATCCTTGAACCCATGCACTAAAGTCTTGAGACTGAATAACCTGAGCATAGTCAGGATGTTCACTCTTAAGCCGTGTCATAGCTTCCTGTTGACGCATAGAATGAGCCATCTGCTCTGCTTCACGAATCTTCGGATGCTTAGCAATTGCTGCTTCTACTGCTTTCTTAGGATCTTCAAAGAAGTCTACATCGTCTTCTTCTTGTGTGGGCTGTGCGGTGTTCTGTGTCTGACTCAGGATAAAGTTGTCTACAAGTTTACGTAACTCACCTACCTCTGAGGATTGACGACCCAGTAGCTTCTCAGCTTCCTGATGCATACGGACAATCTCTTTAGCAGACTTGCCCCTGTACTTATCAGGTACGTCATCATCTTCGTCTTGTTCCTCAACAGGGTTGACCTCTTCAGGCTCCTGTGATTCTTCTTCGGTTGGCTCATCAAAGGAAGCTAGTTCTTCACCGTCTTCCAACTGTAGGTTTTCATCTTGATCTTCAAGAAACTCTGCCATTAAAAACTCCGTACTGATCTCAGTATTGTGGATAATATATCAAAGAGGCTTATGCCCAACGCCTAAGTTTACTCTTTGTCTTCTTCTTCCTTAAGCTGGGTGTAGGCTACTTCAACAGAAGCCTCCCAGTTAAGCATTCTGTCCATGACCATTAACTGACCTTGGATGAATTTTAGTGCGCCTTCGTCTGGTACATGGCGTACATCAAATGTCTTTGCGCTTTCTGAAACGTCTTCGATGAATTGTTTCCACCCATCAGTAGTAAATAAATCAAAGTAAGTTTCATAGTATTTTTCTAGCTCAGGAGTCATTGACTTTATCCCTGTTGTATGTTATTAATGTGTGAAGCCTAGCATACTTTTCAGCATTTGTCAAGTCTTTTCTTCACTTTTCTGAAACTTTTTTCTTTGAAGACGGCTTTGCAGCCGCCTCCTCAAGTTTCTTAAGGCGCTTATCCAAACCATCTAGTACTTCATTTAGTGCATTGACTAGATCATTTAGATCCTGTTGCTTAACCATTGTTACCTCCTTTCATCATTGCCATACGCAACTGATTACGCATAGCTTCTTCCTTAATGTTTAGGTCTTTCTCTTTCAGTGCCAGCTCAGCCACCTTAGTCTTCTGTTCAAAGTCTGTCTGAGTAGGATCTTCATCACGCATACCAACAGACATGCTGCGAATACGCTGAGATTCTGCATCGAATGGTAGCAACTGAGTCTCAACCTGATTCTGCTGTACACGAGTCATGACTTCTGCAGTCTGTGCCTTGAGATATTCAAGGGTAGCCATCTCTTTCTCCAACTGAATCTGCATCTGCTGTGCTTGCATCTGCTGAAGCTGTGGATTAGGCTGGTTAGCTTGCTGAAGCTGAGCAATAAGCTCTTCACGGTTAGACAAGTTCATGTTATCTACGATTGACTGAATCAATGTAGCGTACAATGGGCTGTCTGGTGACATAGTTTGTAGCAACTGCACCAACTGAGTGACTTCATACTCACGAGCAATGATACCCAAAGAGGATGATGCACAGAACTTGTAGTCATTTACAGGGTAAAGTTCAGGATTAAACTGCATGTAACGCCAAGCAGCCTTGCTCACAAACGGAACAAGGAAGTTATCTTGGAAGTTAAGCAGTGTACGCTTATGACGCTTGATGATTGCACCAAGAGACATGCTAATACCTGCTGCTGTAGCCTCTGATCCAGCAAATGATGGGATACCTGCAGTGTCGATAGCACCTGTAGCCATCTGAACCATCTGCATTAGCTGCTCACCTTGTGCAAATGTAACCTGATCTACACGACCAAAGTTAAATGGTTGCAAAATCTCTGCAGGATTGCCATTAGTAAGCAGTGTTTTGCCCGGACGTATCTCCATCTTAGCGCCACGAGGGAGACGTGATGCATCGACAGCCATCATTGGGTGCACAGTGAGTGCAAGAGCGTCTATACGAGCACGAAGTTCTGTATCAAGAGCCTTCTGACTGTTGTATCCCTTCTCACAAACACCACGACCCCAGAAGCGAGACGGTACATTGTCCCATGCAAAGGCTACAATAGGACGATCCTGCATCATGTAAGGGTTAGCTTCTAGTTTTAGGAGCTGATCTTCGTTAGCAATGACTGCAATTACCTCAATGTATGCACCAGTTGCTAGATCTTCCTCTTCACCTTCAGCCAGTACCTCTCCATACAGCTCAGCATTGTACATTTCTACTGGTACTTTACCGTAGTATGTAGTCAGGCGCACCTTGTCTTGGTCATAACGGCTGTCTTCTTCAGTATCAAATGCAATCTTATCGTCATCATACGCTTCTTCTAGGTCAACATCGAAGTAAATACCACTCTCAATGCCTTCCTCAACGATGTGTTTAGGTACAAACTTGTCTACTGCAACACCCAATGCCTCTTCAATGTTGGTTGCTACAGGGTCAATCAAGAAGTTCTGAGGCAGTACAGGTACAAGACGAGTAACGAAACGGCTACGTTCTTCTACACCAATCGCTCGCATCGCTCCATCCATGACAGGACGAGTGGCTGGTACTAGTTCAGTGACTTCTTCTACTACGAGTTCACCGATACCTGTGCCGTAGATGGCAGAGTTAAGGATACACTCGGCAATACTCTTACGTGCTGATACAAACTTCATGTCCTCTTCAAGCTGATTACGGAGGAACTGAATGTCCTGACGTTCTTGGTCTTGGTAATCATCACGAATATCAAACCACTTACCACGACCAAACGTAGCTTCTTCTACTTCTGCTACGCTACTCTCTACTGCTTGCTGCAGTGCTGGTGAGATTAGACGGCTACGCTCACTCTCACGCATACGATCTTCACCAGACCAGATACCACGCCATAGGCGGTAGTACTCTTCATGTTGCTGTCGGTATACGTCATCGTAGTGATCACGCCAATCTTCACACTTCCCCATAATCCATGAGGTAAGTTCGTTGCCAAACTCTAGTTCGTTATCTTCATTAAAATCCATATTTAGTATCCTGCTATTGGGTCAAGCATTTCAAATTCATCTTCTTCGTATTCGTATGTGTAGCACACCTGCGCCATCTGGTCGATGTATGCCAGAGAGTCAATCAAATCATCATGCACTAGCTTGTTAGGAAAGTTAAACAACTCATCCAAGAATGTTGCATTCCATTCTCCTTTGTTTAGTTTGATTAAGCCGTGTTCAAACCTTCCTTGTAATGCCCAGACAATACGGTCAGTTTTCTTCTTGTTACCATGCGTCAACTCTTCTACACGGAAGAACTTGTTACGCATCTTCATCAAGTCAGTGAGAGGAGACATGACTGCTTGCTTTGCAATACCTCGTTCAATCCCTACTGCTACAGGCTGATACTTAGCAACAATGTTAAATATCTGCTCTGCTGTCTTGTCTAGTGTCCAGCGTCCATAGATGATTTCATTAACCCACCATCCATCTTCATTTACTTTTACAATAGAGATGGCTGTGTTATCAAGACGTTTGTTCTTCTTGCCTGTACTGCTCAGATCTTCAAAGCCAGCAAGGTCGATAGCAATGAAGTAGTCACCAACGTCTGGTTCTTCTTCATCAAACTCTACCCACTCTTCTTTAAATATCTCACTGCCTTGTGCTTCAAACGAAGCCATGAACTCCTGCTTGAATGCAAAGGAAGACATAGACTTCTTAGCTACGTTAATCTCTTCAGGATCAAGCAGTGGGTTATCGTATGACGTGAAGTGCCAAGACTTATACGTAGGATCTTCATCAAGCATTCCATACATATACAAGTCATAGAAGTGGTTACGTCCCATCGGTGTACCAATGAACATCGCATCACCCTTCTGGTCGGCAAGAGCAGGACGTAGTATTTGTTCCCAGACTTCGGGTTTCATGTCTGCATACTCGTCCATGACAAGGAAGCGTAGCGAGACACCACGCATAGTCTCAGGACGGTCAGCACCTTTAAGGGATATGATGGCACCGTTGATTAATGTAATCTGCAGGTTGTTAATGTGTGCAGACTTAATCACTTCATGTCCCAACTCCATCAGTGTTTGCCACATGATGTCACGAGCCTGACCTTGTGTTGGTGCAACGTAGAACACTTGACCCTTCTTAGTCTGTAGTGCATAGAGGATGAGCATCCATGC